TCATTTGCTGTGCCAGTGCCGCGCCCGTCACGGGGCCAAGGGATGCGATCTGTTCGATCAGTGACTGATCTGCGCCCGCCGCCTTAATTGAATTAAGCACTTCTCCAAAATAGTTTGCCTGGTCTATTTGTTTGTTAAAAGCTTCTATGAATGTTACGCCTGTGGCTTCGCCATCCTGATCGGTTTGCCCCTCGAACGCTGCCGCAAGATCAAGGCCCGCAGTGAGTTTGTCCTGCATCGATCCCAGGATGCCTAGGTTTTCGTTTAGTTTCGCCATGCGCGTGTTCAGTTTGTCCGCAGTGTTGGAATACGACTCCGCCACATCCTCGTTTAGTGCTATGAGTTTGCGCTGTTTTTTGGTGAGTTTGTCTGTGGCGTCGGCCGCTCCACCTGTCGCACCCCTCATACCGTCGAGGCCCGCCGTGACTGGCGCGATGTAGCCAGGGACGTGCCCGAGTATTTCCGTGAGGCGTTCTGTGCGGTCGGCCTGTTTCAACGCCGCGATGCCCGAATCGTAGGCGGAGTCTGCGAGTTTACTATTGGCGATTGCCTGCTCGGCCGCTGCGGTTCTTTGTGCTTTAGCTAGGGCTATGGTGGAGTCGTATAGGCTGTCTGCGGCGTCTGCTGCTTCGCGCATCTCCGAACCTGACCCGGCAACGGCAAGGGCCGCCTCACTCGCCCCGGACGTAACGAAACCGTATGAAACCCGTAAGGCGGCGAGTGTCCAGTTGAGTAGGCTCGAGTCCTCCTCAGCGTCCTCAGCTGCGACGCCTTGATCTCCGAGACTGTCGACGAACCGTTCCATGTCACCTATTAGCAGGCCCACGCCCCGTGTCAAGTCACCGATCCCTTGACCAACGCTAGTAATGGAGTCTGCCATTCCACCCGCGCCACCCATAGCCCCGGTAGCGGACTCGAGGGCTGCGACTAGGCCTTCACCGATTTCGGCTTTAGCGTCCTCGACGGCCGCGGCGAGTATGCGCTGCGTGTTTGCGAGCCCGTCACTCGTGCGGGCGAAGTCACCCTGGGCGTCTGTGGTTTGAGCCAGGATAACTTTGTGGGCGGCGAGTACCTTTTGCTGCGTGGTCAGTGCACCCGTACCGTCGAAGATTCCCATCTTCATCGCTTGGGCCTTGAGTGCGGCGTCGTCCATGAGCACACCGAAGCGTCGCATCGGTTCGGCTTCTCCCCGTAGGGCGGAACCGATAGCGTTGATAGCGTCCTCTGGGGACGAGTTATTGAATGATGCGAGATCCGCGGAGAGGGTGACTAGCTCCGTGGAGAAGTTGACGAGTGAAGCACCGGACAGGCCAGCGGATTTACCGAATTGGGCGAAGGTCGCTGAGGCTTCGAGTGCCTGCACACGGGTTTGGCCGAGGGCTGTGACTGCCGTGTCACCGAACTCGAGGACGGCCTTAGAGGATTGGCCGAAGATCACGCCGACTTTGTTTTGGGTCTCCATCAGGTCGGAGGCCGCCCCGACCGCATCTACGCCGAGTTTAACTGCGAACGCGCCAGCGGCCGCACCGGCAGCGATCAGGGCAGGGCCCAAGTATTTGCTCATGGATTGGCCGAAGCCTTTGAGCCCGGTCTCGCCCTGCTTTATTCCCTTGTTAAACTTTTTGAGGTCTGCCGCCAGGTATACGGTTAAAGTCTTGCCAGCCATTACATCACCGGCCATTTCCGGACAACACGATCGACCGCTTGGCCCCACTCTTCGAGTGCCGGCTTCTGGTACGAGCGGGCTTTAGCCAGCCAGTTATCCTTCTCGAATGGTGCGAAGGATTCACGGGCGTTACCTGTGTCGGTCGGGTAGCGGAGCATATTGGAGGACGCACCGCCCGATGTGCTTCTCTTTTGCTTCCCGATCATAACTTTTGGGAGCCGGTCGGATCCTGACCGAATATCGTTTGCGAGTACGTCGCCCCAAATGTCTACCTTCATGGCGGCTTTTTGGAACGCCGGAACCATGTGCTTATCGGCGATCGTTTTGGAGGACTGGCGGAGCTCTTTACCGGCTTCTTTACCGAGTTTGCCGAGGTCGCGGAGGAGTGGGCCTAAGCCATCGATATAGACGTCGAACTGCTTAGCCATCGCCTAACTCCTCTAATATCGTAACGACCTCGCGGCCGCTGAGTTTCTTCACTTCGCTGAGCGTCCAGCCTGTGCGTAATGCGAGCCGGACAAGTAGCCTGCCGTGGCTCCCCTCTACAAAGGGTCTGCGTCATCCTTCACGAGTTCCACCTTGACACGGTTTTTCCGTGCCCAACTTTTCACGGTTTTGAGATCCCCTGGCTCTTTGCCTTCGAGGTAGTAGTAGGCAATGGTGAGCCTCATGCCTTGCTCACTCGCTGGCCTGTTGCCTTGGAGATCCTCGTACATCATGAAATCGACGGGTAGCGTGTCGACTTCGACCGTTTCGTGATTGTCTGACTCGATTTTCAGTTGTGGATACATGGTGTTCCCCTTTACCTTGTGATTATGCGAATGTGACTGTGCCAGTGAATGACGCCGAGACTGTGGCGACTCCATCCGCTGGGAATGTCAGGTCGCACGACTCGATCGACATCGCTGCACCTGTCCACGCTCCCACGGCTGAATCAACACCAACGGCCACTGCGGTTCCAGCAGCGATCGCGGTTTGCAATGCGCTGTACATTCCAGCGTTTTCGTCGTACAGAAACTCTAGGCTCATCGTGCTGTTGAGATCGACCTGGTCGAACGCAACATCGCCGAGAGTTTTCGTGCGAATAATTGTCGGGGTTGTGTTAATCGTGCCCGAGGTGATCTGATCCTCGTACTGTGTTGCGCCAATGTCCACTGTGAACGCTGCGCCTGCAACTCCTACTGCTGTCATTTTCTTACTCCTTCATCCGTATCGAGACGTTGATTTCTGTGCTCATTACTGTGCCTTGGCCTCCTAGACTTAGGAGCTGCGGCGCGTTCACTGCGTCCACCACGAACGTGCTCGGGATCTCGGCTAGGAGAGTGTCGAGCGCGTCTTCAGTGGTCTTGGTTGCTGATTCGTTGTTGCGTGGGTTCACGTTCACGAGGACTCGCCACCGTACTTCGTAGTTCAGGGTCGAGCCGATCCGGTTTGGCCTGATCCACGGTGAGTCCGGGACGATCACTACTGACGGGGTTGCTGGTACGGCTGGGACTGTGTCGTAAATCCTGTAACCGTTTCCTTCGAGTGCTGTTATCAGTAGTTCCCGTGACTCTGTGGTGAGTGCCATTAGCCCACGACGCCCTTCATATCAAGATAAGGGGCGAGGACGGCCATGACCCTACGAGTGAGCCACACCGAAAGACGGTAGGGCCCTGGGGTGAAATCGACCGAGACGGCTTCCCCACCTGCACTTGTGCGGGCTTGGAACATCTCGACTGCCACCGACATGGCGGCCTCTTTCACGGGTGCTGCCTCATCGGTGAACGCTGTCGCCGTGACAAGGTAGCCGATCAGGATACATGCGGCATCGGCAACTTGATCGAGGACGCCGTCGTATGGGTCGACGTATTCGATGTCTAAGTTGTCGGCGAGTTCTTCGCCGGTTACGAGTGCCATTCTGATCGGCTACCTTTCGGGTTTAGTAGTCGAAAACGCGAACGATGCCAGCGGGCAAATACGCGGCAGTGGTTCCGTATCCATAAATGGATATGTCACGCCCGAGTTGTGCCACATTCTCAGCGGTTGCCAAACGTGGCCCATCTTCGAGCCAGCGAGCTGATGCCCCGTTGGTCACGATGGCGTTGTAGGCAGCGTTTGTGTCAAGCCACTTGGCGCGAATCACTGGCAAACCTGAAACGGTCACGCGCAGTGTTGAAGCGGTTGCAAGTCCTGACACGTTTGACACTGGGGTTGATTCCGGCATGAACGTCGACCAGCCACCGATTTTCTTGAATACGGCAGTGGAAACGAAAACTGCAGTGGCTGGTGCACCGGTTGCATCTTCAACGGTTACCGAACTGTTGAATACTGCCTCCCTGAATCCTGACCCAGTTGTGTCGGCGGCAAAGTCGTAGGATTCTCCACCAGCGCCGTCATTCCACAGGTCGCTAGTAAATTTGCGATCTGTCACTGCAGCGTACGACGAAAGCATGATGCGGTTGTGTGCATCCAAATACGATGGGCTGCTGCGCTCAAGGAGCTGGTAGGAGATATCCGACCCGGCGGCGTATGTTGCCAGTGTGGCGGTTCCTTTGTCCAGATCGATGCGTGCGCTGTTAACTTCACCTTTTTCGGTTGCTTGGGCTTCAACGTAGTCAGTAAGTGACCCGTCGAAGTATGGCCAGCTGATGTCCATACCTGAGACACCTGCAGACTCGGGGCCACCGACACCTTGAATGACGCGGCGGCCAAGGTCAATAATTCCCTTGACATCGAGTATCCAGTTAGGTGGCATGACACCGGCGTTGTTGGCTGTGATCTGGTCGACTAATGCGCGGGATTCTGTATCACCTTCAAATACTGCTTTGGAGTACTCACCGAATGAACGGTATTTTGCCAGAGGGTGCTCGGCTGCTTCGCTCGTAAATACTCGGGCGTGAATGGTTCCTACTTCTTCGCGCAAGCTCTTAACTGCTTCGCGTGCTTCTTGGTCGACCGACACCAGTTCGGCCGATTCGATTGTGTCGGACATTGTTTCTCCTTCTTCTTCTCTAATGCTGCTCACTCCAGCGGTGGAGTAGGCAGGGTATGGGGTGAGCGACACTTCTAGGAGGTTCGCTGCTGTGTGTTGGATCGCATCTTTTGCGCGGTTCCAAGCGGATGTGATCGGGTTGAATCCGACCGACAGGCCTTTGATGGTGGAGGTTCTGGCGAGTACTGCCGCGTCGCGTCCTAGCGCAGTGTCGACGATGTCGAAGTCAATGTAGAGACCGTCCTCGCGGTTTTCCGCGCCGGTAATGATTCCGACGGGTTCGCCGTGACGGTAGGCGAGGGGCTTTCCGATGACGTTGTCCAGGTCGAATGATCCTTCGGCGAATGATTCGCGGACACCACCGATAACGGTTTCCGTGCCGTAGGGGACGGCCATGCCGTGACCTGTGCCGACAATGTCGCCCGCGCTGTCCTCACGCTCTTGAAATATGACTGTGCTTTCGGTGTTGAGTTGTTTCATGCTTACTCCCTGCTCATGGAATAGACCCCAAGTGTGGGTAGATCTAGGATCATTTTTGCTTCATCCTCGGTGATAACGCCGAGAGGTAAAAGTTTCGTTATCAGGTCGGCTGTTTCCAGCGGATTAGCGCGCAGGAATGATGTCGTGTCGAACTTGATCGTATGGCCCCTGGGGGTTACGTCGGGCATCGATAGGCGTTGCTCGATCAGGTTCATTACGGGGCGGAGTGCCGTGTCGAGAAGTTGCCGATACAGGTCAACCCTCGATGAGTAGGTGAGACTTGACCCAGGCACGCCAGCACCAACCCAGATCGGGTCGAGGTTCGCGATGCGGGCCACTTGGGTGGCTGCGAGATTCTTGCCTTCAACGAGTTGCACATCGCGAGCACTGAATCCCATAACTTGGGCGTCGATCGTGGAGTTCAGGTACGCGGTTCCACGGTTCGCCCGTGCTTCCTCCCAAGCGTCGAGGAGGAGATCGACTTGCGCGGCTGGGAGATCCGGCCCACTGTTTTTCAGTGCCACTGTCGGGATCGGGGTCTCGGAATACATGAGGGTCGCGCCTTCGAGTGCCGCGGCCGTGTTGATTGCTGTCGCGCCGTTTGCGAGCCAGCCGCCCTCACCGGATCCGTAAAACTTCATTACGTCGGCTGTGGCGACTCTCTGACCGAGGTAGTAGAAAGGATCCGCTGGGGGTTGCGACTGATCCTGAACACCTGAGTAGTACGGGGGTGAGTCTGTGACGTCTTGCACCCGCATAACCTTGACTTCTGAAGGGTAACCGTCCCATGTTCGCTCTGTCACGAGCCAATAGGCGCGGTCGTACATGAGTAGGTCGCTTATTGTCCTGGTCATTACTGCGGAGTAGGGGAGTGTCCTCGATGGGCGGGTCAGGAAACTACGGATAGACACGGGCTGGTCGTAGACGTATTCCCGTAGGGCGAACGCGCTAATCGTGTGCGTGTACGTTTTGAGGGCGTTAACGAATGCGGGTACTTGCATCGCGTTGCCGCTGGTGGCGTTGCCTTGGAGCTGGTTCGCGAGCAGGGCCACGAGTCCGGAGGATTCACGAACGTGGGCGGCGGCAGGATCCGGAGAATCCATAGTCTGGGAAATAGACTCTTGACCGCGCACGATCGCGAGGGCTCGGGGGAACACCATGGGGCCAGTGTAGCCCCTTACCACGGTTTGATGCAGTTTACGTGTGTTTGCGTGATTTATGCGTGTCGGCGTGTCGGCCTTCGGCTGCGGATCGTCGCGACACTCCTCGGGGCTTTCGCTGCCTGACTCACGGCGAACATGACCGCCCGCGCCGCGTAGATCCCGTTCTGTCCCATTGGTGCGGTGAGTACCCAGCCGCCTTGACGCTGGGATATTTTCGAGTTCGCGAAATGTTCCTGGAGCACTTGGGATCCGTCGTGCCGAAGCTGCTGCCGGCTGAATAGGTCTTGGAGGACTTGTGTCGCGCTCACTGCTTCACGCTGGCCCACGAGTGAATCGAACTTTTCGCGGAGCCGATCAACGTAGCCTGGAGTCACTTGCACATAAACACTCGGGTGCTCGGCCCGTATTTTTCCGATCTGCTCATCGACTTCCTTGATCGTTCGGTGTGTCGTGACTCGGATGATGATGTGCCCGTTGGCGTCGGGTGCTGCTATTGCTACGGCGTGACCCATACCGTCGAAGTCTGTTTCGACCGCGACACTCCACACTCCATCTGTTGGGAGTTGCGCGTCAGGATCCAGTGTGCCGTTCCACCACGAGTCTTTGAGCCAATGACCGGCGCGGACTACCCACTGGTTTAGGTATTCGCGTCGCCACGCTGATTCCTCGATGCGGGCCCATTGCTGTCTCAGGAAGTTTTCGCGTTTGTCGTTCCATTCGGGTGAGCCCCATCGCCAGGTCGTTACGAGATCGGGGTCGGCCTCGGCGGGCGCGCTCCACTCCATGAGCAGGACGCTGCCTGGTTCATCATCATCTAAGCGGTCGAGTGCGCGTTGCCTATATGCCTGCATTAGATCCGACTGGGAATCACCTGCGGTAGACACGAGGTAGATTTGTGGCTGTTCCCTTTCGGCCATTGTCGGTGATAGTGCGTCGTCGACTACTTCACGTTTGACCTTCCACGCCTCATCGACGAATACCATCGACACCGAGTAGCCCACACCGGCCGATTCGTTAGCGGCGTGCACGAGCCACCTGTCGCCTGTGGGTAACTCGATGCCTGCGGATTCGTTGCCCCACTTCACTGCCTTTTTCCCGTAGATCTCAGTAGCCCATAAGCCTGCCGGTCGCATAACTTCCATAGCAGTGGAGCGTCGGTTAGCCACATGCAGGATCGTTTGTGGTTCGCCGAATAGTTCTTGATGGTGTAGCCGCCACATGCACACTGCCCGAGAGAGAAAAGACTTCCCGCTCTGTCTCCCTACCGTAATGATGACCGCAGACCACACAAGCCGCCTGTCCTGGTCGTATTCCAACGCTCGATCGAGCGCATACTTCTGCCAGCCCCGCAGTTTCATGTGAAACACCCGATCCAGCCACTCGGCAGCCTCATCCCCGAAAGACCCCAGCACGACGCTAGGCGGCCTAGTTTCTAATCTGGGCAACACGAACCCCGCCTCGTGCATTCGTGGCTCAGCGTGGCTGTATTTGGCATCCTCGGCCCCCTTGGGGGGAAGAAGGTG